GCCAGTAACCCTACCAACCGTCACTGTTCCAGACTTCGTGAGTTCCGGACCAACCATAGTACACTCCAAACCCCTACCAATTACTCTGAAGGGGTGGTTAGTATACTCAAAACTCTGCGATACACCATCTGGTACCAGCCCCCAAGTATGTGGGGCAACCGCATCACCAGCGTCCCAATCCGGGATTAACGAGGCCAAAGGTTGGTCAGGAAATCCAGGATAGCCAGTAGCAGATATGCAATACGCGCAAGGACCAATGGCACCTTGCCATTCATCAGCTGTTCCAACGATAGTATCCATTGAGATGTAGGGTCCATCTACGTCACAACAAGCCATATAACTATTAATACCACCCATGGTGGAATAATTTCCAATGTCCTCATTGAACTGGACATTTTGGAGGTCCCAAGCACCATCAGCACCTACCCAAGAGGGGGCTGAAACTGTTGTCTGGCCTTTGATAGTTACATTCACCGTCTGAGCGCAATGTCCATCTGGTAGACCATCACACTTAACGTCTGTATCGTGGAAAGGGTCAAGACTATTAATCAACCATTTCTGGCCGGCATTAGTCATACCCGTTTTCTGCAATTTCTTAGTAGCAACTCCAATGAGTTCACTAATGTTCGTTCTATTACTCATAACCTAAAATCAATTTGTATGGAATACGCCAATTGGAAAGCGGACTGTACATCCTTCACTAACCGCTGGACCGTGCAGTCTCTAGCCGGTTTGTTTCGGAGCGTGAGCATTTTGGTCAATTACAGTGAAGGACTCCATTTACGACACTTCTACTCGGTATAGATAACTTTGTCACTTAATATGACATAGTCATCAAACATTCTGCGAAATATAGACGGTACTATAGAGTCTAGAGATGGTGATTCAATCCAACCCATTCCACTAGCCAGAATTTGTTTCTCTACAAGTACCTGTGTGCTAATATCTATACCAAACAGACGGTCAAAAAGACACCTAGTAGTGTTGGCCGGTTCTGACACACCCTTAAAGAAACTAGTATCAACTAACCAATTTCTATCGTCCCGGGAGAAAATGGCATTTGATTCACTAGTCAACTCCAAGGCTCTTTGTGCGAGTGCCCACAATAGCGGACAACTGGGCGTCTCGCATGCTAAACTTATAGCCTTCGCTCGCAATAAGCCTTCAAGCACTTTATTTCGAGAAGTGTGCTTGAAATCTGACAAAGTCCAACTAAACACACAAAGGACTTTAATAGGGTCACGTACGACCTGAAGAGAGTTAAAGTCCAAGTATGTATTGCAAAACTTAGTTTCAGACGGGGGTTTCCTGTCTAGCTTAATGGATAATCCCAACTTATCAAAGGTAGATATCGCTTCTTGAAGTGGCAATTGACCACCAAGAATACCATCATCTCCCTCAAAGATGCCATCTATAGAAACACGAAGTTGATAAGCTATAAAGGCCCAAACAGCAGAATTTGTGAATGTGTTTCCCAAACTAGTACACATATCACCGGACATTCTTTTGCCGAGACATTTAAATTTCCCGAATTTATTCCTATAGTAGTTAGTACCAGCTATTACACCGGTGATAAAATTTGCCGCTTCCGAACCGCGATGAACAAATTGAAGCATATATTTATAAAATAGACACTCACAACTTTTCATCAAAGCAGAGGAGATAGAACCTTCAAAGGTGCTAAAATCACTCTCAAATAAAGATTCGTACTTAACAAATTTGTCATACATAACCCTAGTCAATAAATCAGGTCTTATACCCTTCCTAAAAAGAAAGTCCCAGAACGGACCAACAATATTAAGACTCCAAAAAGCATGCTCGATCGCATGTATATATGGACCCATAGTGACTTTAGTTCTTGCATTCCTAGAGTTGATGGTTCGCGCCATCTTTTCCGGGGGCAAGAACTCTTTCTTAATGAACGAGTCACCCTGGATCTCCTTAGGAGGGAGTCCTTTAGATCCAAGATTCTCCGCGTTTAAGCGATCTATCTTGTCTAACAATATACCATACTGTTGGTATGTATTTGCATACAATTCTTTCTTCTTCGTCTCTAGTGTGCATTCTTCCAACCAATGTTCAACAGAAACATCGGTAGCGGCGTCTAGGGGTGTGAAGCATGCTGGCAGATATACTTGACTGATGAATGTTGAAAACCTGAACATCAACA